ATCTTTATTGCCGCAGCATAACCAGCTTTCGTCTTCATAAGTTCTGAACATAGCTCCGTAACCACCGAGAGTAGACGAGCAGTGCATGGGCGGTGAGACCACCCGCCCTGCAGGAACATCTTCACCAGTTTCCCTTCGCTGTTAGTATTCATCCCGATCGGGTATGACCCGCATATCAAGTCGATGTGAAAAGTATTGCTTGCAAAAAGATCATCGTCTGGCATTTAGCTTCTCCGGATGTTTGACCGTTCCACAGATTTCGCAGAAAGCTTCTGCCCTTGTAGGTGTCTTCTTTCCGCACCGAGGGCAGGAGGTAATCTGATCTTCACTCACATCAGCATTTTGCTCTGCAACTGTTTCTTCCTGTTTCTTCTCTTTGTTGCCGTCTATTACAACAATAAATTGATCCGATACCTTTTGATGCCTCATTTTTCTGTCCAATCCGAGCAAAATTCCAACAATTCCATCAATTTTGCCCTGAGATGTAGCTTTATTAGGAGATTTTCCGCCGCCCGTTGGGTTAATCTTCACAGCTACATTGTCTGCAAACCAACGCAAGAGGGGATTTCCCCCATGATTCAATTTCTTGAGAAGAAGTAGCCGTTCAAACTCCTGACACGGTCCCATCATCGACATCCATCCCATCCCGCAGGCTATGACCTTGGGAAATTTTTCAGTCCCTCCCAATTCCTGATTGAGCTTCTGGGAAAATTCATATCCCTGGAAACCACGGTCAATGGCTATGCTCTCCACCTTAAATTTGAGGTTATCTGCCACAATTTGTGCCCTGACAAAGTCATAATCTATCGCATCTCCTTCTGTAGTAGTAAGAAGTCCCTGCTTTTTCCACGATTGATATTGCTCACGGTATTTATTCTTTGTATCAAACAGCCGAGCCTCCGGACACCATGCCCGAATGAGAATATCCAATAAATCTTTATCCTCCGCATCTGGGAAGAGCATCACCCAAACCGTCAAATCAGATACCGCCGAAAGATCGATGCCCCCATAACAGGTGCGTCCCCAACATGTTTTTTCTGTCACCGGCCTGATGTTATTCTGGTCCCATGTTCTTAAATCGATCCATCTATCTTCCTGTTGGGTCCAGATATTTAGGCGTTTTGTAAGAAAATTATTTTGAGCACTCGGCATTTGTTCTGCTATCCGAGCCTTATCTCGCATATCTTCGAGTTTTGTCATGTAACCAGGGATGTGATTTCCCCTGGAATCGATGCCATATTTCTTCCCGCTTTCTGATATCCCAATCAACCCCGGGCATGCCTTAACCCACACATCTTCATCGGTCCAATCATCTTCCCGTTCATCCTCGCCAGCTTCTTTTTTCTCCTTGAGGGCAGGCCAGTCCTTTTTAGTATCAAGTGTATAGATTATTCCAAAAAATGAATCATCTTGAATTGTTCCCTTGAGTATTTGAGTCAGGTATTCCCGTGTTTCATAACAGATCCCGGTCTGATTGAATCCAGCAGTGGTAATGATCAGAATCAAAGGTTGAGAGCGAGCCCCGATCGAATCCGAAATAAGATCGTGAACTTCTCTGGTGGGATGAGCATGGAGTTCGTCGAGTGTAGCAAAGTGGGCATCCAGACCGTCAAGGCTTTTGGCATCGGAGGAAAGGGGCTCGCACTTAGAATTTGTTTCCATTATCGAAAGATTATGAGTAAGATAGGTTATTTTCTTGGCAAAACCGCTTGTTTTAGTTAGATTTTGAATATTTGTCCAGACGAGTTTCGCTTGATCCCGGGTTACGGCAGCACTGTAAACCTCTGCCCCATGCTCTCCATCAGCGATAAAGAAATAACTGGCAAGCCCAGCAGCGATTGTCGTCTTTGCACTCTTCCTTCCAAGTTCGAGGTAGGCCCGCCTGAATCGTCTTCTCCCGTCCGCCCGATACCATCCCATCAATACCCAAATTATGAAGGTGAAGTGGGGACCAAGGACGAATTCCTTCCCCTTATATTCCTTCCCCTTCCAAAGTTTCAAAAAGGAGAAGAATTTAATAGCATGGGCAGCTTTCTCTCGGTCAAAGGAAAGTCCCCTTTCTTTTCCATGTTGCAGATCATCCAGGTGACGTTGAATAGCAAGTTTTACAAACCGACACGCCACAATCTTGCCAGACATCACATCGTCGATGTAGCCCTGTACCCGATCCTCTATTTCTTTAATTACTTTCTCTTCCACCGACTCCCTCTCTTAAGAAATCATCCACTGGATCTTCTTCCTGTCTTTGGGAAACCTTAACCCGGCTCCTGCTCGAGGGGCTCATACCCATTTCAACCAGGGCCTTGACCATCTGTTCATTCGCCTTATTGATTATGGGGAAATAAGGATTCAGCATTGGGGTGCCTGTGCTGGCCATAACAACCATTCCCTTCTCCCGGAGTTTTAGGGTGGCCTGAATCCATGTTGACCATGCCTGACAATACGAAGCAAAGATAGCCATGTCCAAATTGGTCAGCATCCCAAGGGCTTCAAGTTCTTGGGCCATACGTTCCCATTCCTTTCGCGCCTCAGCATCCAGGTGTTCCGGACACTCTGGGATGGTTGGAGTAGGCATGGGCTCATTCTCCGGAAGGGGACGGTGAGTTTTCATTTCCCCGCCCTGGAGGATGTGGAGGGCTGTCGGAATCCGTTTTCTACCGCCTTTTCTACCGCCCATCTTATCTCCTTTCTATCTTGAGTTCGGGGAAAGCCGTGGCCATGCGTTCCAATGTCACAGCACAATAAGCAGGACTGATTTCTATGGCTCGGCATTTACGGTTCAGGTTCTGGCAGGCAACCATGGTGGTGCCTGAGCCGAGAAAACCATCCAGATAATATTCAGCCTGAAAGTCTTGCATAATGTTTTGGGTAAGTCCGACGGGCTTTTGTGTGGGATGAAGTCTGCTTACCGATTCATCCTTACGATTTCCTTTTCTCAATAACCCACTCCACAAATGCCTATAAATCCTTGATGGTCTGTCAAAACTTGTCCATGCTATTTCACAGTCAGCAAAATTGTTGGAGGGTATTTCTTCCCGCTTATCCCATACAATCCAACAAGGGGATGGAGGTAGAAAATCAGTAAAATAATTTCCACCCCATAAAATAAAATCACCCAGACCGTTATCAAGACAAAGCCTATAAAATTTCTCTGCCGTTTCGGTAGTCTCGTCTCCCTTTATTGGATGATAGGCATTTACTGGAACAATTCCGTCAGCACCAACAAATCCGAGTTTTCTACCGAATCCGATGGAACCCGTGGCTTTGTTGGTGCTGACGATATTCACCCCATAGGGTGCGTCTGAAAAGACAATCGCTTTATTTCCATTAACTACAATTTTGAAATCGTCATTCCTTGTCGAATCCCCACACAGCAACCGATGCTCCCCGATCTGCCACAAGTCGCCTGTCTTGACTTGCCATTTCTTATTCAACTCCTCGGCACGGTCGATCTGTGGTTCGGCGTCCTTGAGGTCTGGCAATATACCCAATTCCTTCTCATCGAACCCCCATTCCACAAGGTCGGAGGTATCAAAGGAATTTGCCAGAATATCCATGTCCCATTCGCCGAAAGGCATATTGTCTTCCACGATGAACCGTCTCTTCTCGGCATCGGTCAGGTCGGCAGCATCCTTGACCCATCCATCGGGAATTTCCTTATATCCGAGTTCTTTCAGGGCCATATAACGCATATTGCCGCCAAGGATCATATTGCCATTTGACCTGTCTATCACGATGGGCCGGAGTTCCATCATCTTGGGAAAATCTTTAATGGAATTGCATAGTTTCTTGAATCTTGCGTCCTTGATCCTGCGGGGATTTTGTAGATTCAACTTCAGATCAGTGATTTTCATGTCACCCCCTACCTCTGATTTTGCGGAAATAAAAGCGTGCCCACCGCGCGGTCTTGTCCAAGAGGTTGAAAAGTTTGAGATATCCCCCCCATCGCCTCATTTCGTTGCAATCTGCTTGACCCATTTACGAATTGCATTGAGTGTAACCAGCACCAATGTCATCCATATCACAACAGCAAACACTAACATCTCAATCAATGATTGCCCTACCGTATCCATGTCACACCTCCTTGTTGCTAGTGTCCACTACCAAAGCCTGTCTCTTCAGCAGTCTTCTTGTTATGACATGTGATGCACAACGCCTGATGATTGTTCATATCATAGAAGTCATCACCTTGGCGATAGGGTCTGATGTGATCGACTGCAACAGCCGGCTCAATCCTACCCCCTGCTTCACACTGCATACATAGGGGATGCTTAGATAGAAACCACTGTCTGTACTTCACCCATCTTGGACTGTTGTAGAGATGATGATAACTCTCTTTAGGCCAAGGCATCATCTTCTCATGCTTCTTACAATAGCCCTTGTCTACTAACTCAGGACATCCAGGGTACTTGCATCCTACCTTTGGCTTCCAGGGGCTCATGGCTTCTCCTTGTTCTATTGGTGAAATATAGCCCTGCCAATCATTTCGGGAATATTCATTCCACAATTATTGCAAAACCATGTTCTAAATGGACTAGATT